ACAATAAGTCTAATAAATGCCTTTTAAAAAGCAACCCTTTCATATATATCGTAGTTTTGGAGCAATTATATTTGGGTTTTTGATAACGAACCTCGCAACAGAGAGATCGTCAGTCGAATCGAACGATGCATCAATCGTGGAGACAAAGTAGTAATTTGGCCATCACACATACAGGAGAAAGACGTAAATGAAATGATTCTTGCAAAATACGATATCTGTACTATACTAAAAAGTAGTACTTACTCTGAACTAACAGCAAAACTAAAATTAAATCTTTGGAAGAAGGTATGAGCAACGGAACAAAAGTAAAGAAAAGAGACGGTTCAATTGAACCATTGAACCTTGAGAAGATGCACATCATGTGCGAAGAGGCTTGTAAAAATCTTGCAGGGGTTTCTGCAAGTCAGGTTGAAATACAATCAGGTATTCAGTTTTATGATGGTATTACAACTGCTGAGATACAGGAAATATTGATTAGGTCTGCGAGTGACCTCATTAGTTTAGATAATCCAAACTATCAGTATGTTGCTGCAAGATTACTTCTATACTCTCTTCGTAAGAGTTTGTATGGTAGGTTGTGGGAAATCCCACATCTCATGGATCATATTCAAGAATGTATTAAAAAAGATGTGTATGATGCTGATATCTTGGTTAAGTATTGTGAGGAAGAGATTGAACTTTTAAATGGTATAATTGATCATGGTCGTGATTTCCTGTTCACTTATGCTGGATTAAGACAGGTTGCAGATAAATATCTTGTGCAAGACAGAAGTTCTGGAAAGGTCTATGAGACTCCACAGTTCATGTACTTGCTCATTGCGATGACAATATTTGCGGATTATCCAAAGAAAACCAGACTCGATTATGTCACCCGATACTACACAGCGATCTCGAAACACAGAATCAATATACCTACACCTATTATGGGAGGTGTTAGAACACCCCTTAGACAGTTTGCAAGCTGTGTTCTTGTTGATGCTGATGACACCCTCGATAGCATATTTAGCAGTGACATGGCTATTGGCAAGTATGTTGCACAAAGGGCGGGAATCGGTATCAACGCAGGCCGCATCCGTGGCATCAACAGTAAAATCAGAGGCGGAGAAGTTCAACACACAGGCGTTGTACCTTTCCTCAAAAAGTTTGAAAGTACTGTCAGATGTTGCACTCAGAACGGCATTAGAGGTGGATCAGCGACTGTCCACTTCCCAATCTGGCACAAAGAAATCCAAGACATAATTGTTCTCAAGAACAATAAAGGAACCGAAGACAATCGTGTCCGCAAATTAGACTACAGTATTCAACTCAGTAAATTATTTTATGAAAGGTTTATTACCAACGAGAAGATCACGCTTTTTTCTCCTCATGACGTGCCAGGGCTTTATGATAGCTTTGGTACTGAATCATTTGACGAACTATATTGCACTTACGAAAGTGATGAATCTATCCCAAAGACTCGTGTAGATGCTCAGGAACTGATTCTTAACATTCTAAAAGAAAGAGCAGAGACAGGTCGTATGTATTTGATGAACATTGACCACTGTAATTCTCACTCATCCTTCTTAGATAAAATTAACATGAGTAACCTCTGTCAAGAGATTACTTTACCTACAAAACCAATCCAACATATTGATGATCCAGATGGAGAGATTGCTCTTTGCATTTTATCCGCAATCAATGTTGGAAAGATCAATAGGCTAGAGGAACTAGAAGACCTCTGTGACCTATCTGTAAGGGGCCTGGAGGAGTTAATTGACTATCAGGGATATCCAGTAAAGGCCGCAGAGAATTCAACTAAGAAAAGAAGATCTCTTGGAATTGGTTTTATTGGTCTTGCACATTACTTGGCAAAGAATGGAGAACACTATGATGACTCATCTGCTTGGCAGTTAACTCATGATCTTACTGAGGCATTTCAATATTATCTGTTAAAATCATCTAATCAACTTGCACAAGAGAAAGGTAAGTGTGAATACTTTGATCGAACAAAATATTCTCAAGGTATTTTACCAATCGATACATACAAGTCTGATGTAGATGAGATCGTACCACACAAACTCAATTATGATTGGGAATCTCTTAGGACATCTATCACCACCCACGGTCTTAGGCACTCAACATTGTCAGCACAGATGCCATCTGAATCATCTAGTGTTGTGAGTAATGCAACAAATGGTATCGAACCACCTAGAGATTATTTAAGTGTGAAGAAGTCTAAAAAAGGTCCATTAAAACAAGTGGTTCCTGATTATAACAAACTAAAAAACTATTATACATTATTATGGGACATGAAAAATATGAATGGATATATAAATATAGTTTCTGTTATGCAAAAATACTTTGACCAAGCGATTAGTGGTAACTGGTCATACAATCCAGAACACTTTGAGGACAACGAAGTTCCTGTATCTGTAATGGCAAATGACCTTTTGACTACATACAAGTACGGTTGGAAAACATCTTACTATCAGAACACAAATGACCTTAAATCTGATGAGATTGATGTAAAAGAAAGTTTAGATAAATTATTGGGTGAGTGCTCAGTTGAGCAAGAAGATGATTGCGAATCCTGTAAAATTTAACCACGGAGAATAGAGTGTCAGGCATCACTGTTTTTAACACTAAAGAAGTCGAAACTAAAAAACAACCCATGTTTTTTGGACAACCTTTGGGAGTTCAAAGATACGATGGGTCTAAATATCCTGTGTTCGAGAAATTAACACAACAACAATTAGGCTATTTCTGGAGACCAGAGGAAGTATCCCTACAGAAAGACCGTTCTGATTATCAGAACTTGAGTCCAGAACAGAAGCACATCTTTACATCTAATCTGAAATATCAGATCATGTTAGACTCTGTTCAAGGTAGGGCGCCTGGGATGGCATTCGCACCATATTGTTCTCTTCCAGAGTTGGAAGCATGCATGAACGTCTGGCAATTTATGGAGATGATCCATAGTCGTTCATACACATACATCATCAAGAATGTCTATTCAGATCCAGCCGAAGTATTCGATACAATTTTACAAGACGAGAAGATATTAGAACGTGCAGAAAGTGTAACCTCATCATATGATGATTTTGTGAACGATGCCCATGAGTACGATTCTGGTAATCTGTGGAAATATGCAGTTGAAGGCCACCCAACAGGAACTTACGACAGACATGAACTCAAACGGAAACTCTATCGAGCAATCGCAAATGTCAATATTCTGGAAGGAATACGATTCTATGTGTCATTTGCGTGCTCATTTGCATTCGGTGAACTCAAACTCATGGAAGGATCTGCTAAAATCATATCCCTCATCAGTCGGGATGAAAACCAGCATGTAGTTGTCACTCAACAAATATTAAACAAGTGGAACGAAGGTGATGACCCAGAGATGAAACTCATTGCAGAACAGGAAAGAGATAATACAATTCGCATGTTTAAGAAGACAGTTGATGAAGAGAAACAATGGGCAAAATATCTCTTCAAAAATGGAAGTATGATTGGTCTTAATGACAAACTGTTAGGACAATATGTAGAATGGATTGCCAATCGCCGTATGAAAGCGATAGGATTAAAACCAATCTACGACATTCCTGCCCGTAATAATCCACTACCTTGGACACAACACTGGATTTCCTCAAAAGGATTACAAGTTGCACCTCAAGAAACAGAGGTCGAATCCTATGTGGTTGGTGGAATCAAACAGGATGTAAAGAAAGATACATTCGCTGGATTTAAACTGTAACACAAATTACAAAACTACTTGACTATATAGTATGAATGTGTTAGAATTAACACATCGTTCATCCATATGCACACTCTCGCACTACTGGTATTACTTCTATCTGAACATGATTCTGCCCATTGGGAATTATCATGTGATGATTGGAATCAAGCAAGAATTGAGGTTCTCAGTGATGAAAATCTTAACTCTGACGCACACGAGTACCTTATAGATTACTTTCGTACCAAGGTATCAGATGAACAATGTGAGACATGGCAAATAGGACGCAAGTAAGCCGACTCGGAACGGATTCGTTCATCTCTTATGATTGAAACTTTAATTGCTGCATCAAGTGCTGTTACTACAATAGTCACAGTATCATGTACAGATATCAATACTCTTGTTGATCGTGCTAAAGTCTATCCTGACCTTAGTGTAGAAGATAGACAGGAAATTATTGATTTATATTATGAGTTTGGTGACAAGTATGGTTTAGATTGTAGGGACGCAAAAGCCGACTGAAGGAACGGATTTTATATCCAACTACTTTAGGAGAAACCAAATGGCACAAGTCACATACCGTGGTGTCGTATATGACACTGATAGGAACAAAGCAAAGCAGACTAACAAGGTCGATCTAACTTACCGTGGTGTAAGACAAGAAAAAGAACTTACAAGTCTTAAGTGATTGAAACATTAGAGATATGTATAGCATCTGCTATCTTTCTCACAATCATAACTGCTGAAGTTCAGTTCCTATACGGAAAATAAACATAGGGAGGGTTGCATCCCTCCTTTTTTTATGCTATAGTAGTTGAAATAATAATATTATGGACAGAGCAAAATTAAAACTGATGGTTCGTAACTTAGAATTATTGGTAGATGATATAAAGGCAGAGGTTTATTCTGATGTACAATCTTACGTTAGTCCACCTCCAACCATCACACAAGATTATGATGAAATACTAGAGGACGACGATGGCTACCCCGATTAGTAGAGCAAAAAGATTAATTAAGATGCTTGAAAGACTTATTAAGAAAGAGCATCTATATACAGATGAGCAACTCAAAATGATGAAGTCAGAACTTCGAGTTGTCAAAGAAGAATTAGCTGCTGCAGAAGCAAAATCATCAAAAGGATTTAAATGAACGTATCATTAATTAGCGTATCTCCAGATGCAGAAAAGCATATGGCATATTGTGCTCGTGTGAGCAATCCAAATAATCAGGATAATGAAAATTATGCGGGTCTACTAAGATATTGTATAAAACATCAGCATTGGTCTATTTTTGAGCAAGCATTTATGACTCTTGAGATTAACACTACAAGAGGACTTGCTGCACAAATTCTAAGACATCGCTCTTTTACATTTCAAGAGTTTAGTCAGAGATATGCTGATACAAATTTATTAGATACAAATATACCTCTACCAGAATTAAGAAGACAAGATACAAAGAATCGTCAGAATAGTATTGATGACATACCACAAGAACAAAGTAAAATGTTACTTGGTAGAATACAAAATTATTTTAATGAAGGACTTGATTTATACAACGAACTATTGAGAGAAGGCATCGCAAAAGAATGTGCAAGATTTGTTCTTCCGTTAGCAACACCAACTCGCATTTATATGTCTGGTAGTGTTCGTTCTTGGGTTCATTATATTGATTTGCGTTCTGGACACGGAACACAAAAAGAACATATGGATATTGCAAATGCTTGTAAGTCTATATTTACCGAACAGTTTCCAACTGTATCTGCGGCTCTGGAATGGGTCTAAATAACTATACTACTTTATAATATTATGGCAACATATCCTGTAGTTAATTCAAAAACTGGTGAGCAAAAAGAAATTGTGATGAGTGTCACAGAATGGGATCAATGGAAAGAGGATAATCCTGATTGGTTAAGGGACTACTCTGATCCCTCTACTATGCCAGGTGTCGGTGAAGTTGGAGAATGGAAAGATAAGTTAAGGAAGAGTAAACCAGGTTGGAATGATGTCCTTAAAAAGGCAGCAAAATCACCAGGTTCAAGAGTAAAGTCACTTTAATCAAATGCCAAGAAAAAAGAAGACTAATGGGGATCAACCCATAGGTATCGGTTTAACTACGAAACAAATGAAACGTAAAAAACCGATTGGAAATACTTACCTTCTTGATATTGAACCCATCACTGATAATCAAAAGAAACTTTTTGATTCATATGCAGAGGGAAAACATCTTGTTGCATATGGTACAGCAGGAACAGGAAAAACATTTATTTCCTTATATAATGCTCTTGCTGATGTATTAGATGAAACCACACCATACGAAAGAATATATCTTGTGCGTTCTTTAGTATCAACTCGTGAGATTGGTTTTTTACCAGGAGATCACGAGGATAAAGCAGATATTTACCAAATACCATACAAAAATATGGTAAAATATATGTTTCAAATGCCAACTGATGCTGACTTTGAGATGTTATATGGTAATTTAAAAGCACAAGAAACAATCAAATTCTGGAGTACATCCTTTATCAGAGGAACTACTTTAGATAATGCAATCGTAATAGTAGATGAATTTCAGAATCTTAACTTTCACGAATTAGATTCAATTATCACCCGTATCGGAGAAAATAGTCGAATTATTTTCTGTGGTGATGCTAGTCAAAGTGATTTGGTTAAAACAAATGACAGGAATGGCATACACGACTTTCTTAACATATTGCGTAAAATGCCATCTTTTGATATAATAGAGTATGGCATTGATGATATAGTTCGTTCTGGACTTGTCAAAGAATATATTATTGCAAAACTCGATACTGGTCTTTAATGTTTAATCATGTTGATATTGATCTTCCTAAATTAGAACGGGAAACAATCGATGGAGTTCGTTATTACTCTGATCCTGATGAAGATGAATTAATTAAATTAGTTTCGATTACATCAATCACAAGTCATTATAATAAACAAATCTTTCTTGATTGGAGAAAGAGGGTTGGTAATGAAGAGGCAGACAAAATTACAAAGGCTGCTACGACTCGTGGAACAGATATGCATACTCTTACAGAGTATTATCTGAAAAACGAGGAACTGCCCAAAGTCCCTCCTATATCTGACTTTTTGTTTAAAATATCGAAAGGTAAATTAAACAAGATTTCTAAAATAAGGACTCTGGAAGGTGCGCTATATAGTAAGCAGTTAGGAATTGCAGGAACAGTTGATTGTATTGCAGAGTACAATGACGAGTTAGCGATAATAGATTTTAAGACATCTAAAAAACCTAAACCACGAGAGTGGATTGAACACTATTTTGTTCAAGCAATGGCATATGGTTGTATGCTGTACGAGATGAAGGGTATATCTGTTAAAAAATTAGTCATTATTATGGCATGTGAAAATGGAGAGTGCGTTGTCTATGAAGAATACGACAAATCAAAATACATCAAGCTCCTTGGAGAATACATTAGAAAGTTTATTGGAGATAAACTGGAACTCTATGGAACCGAATAAAGAGTTAGAAAAAGCTATTGCGAATAAGTTTATTAC